TACATTTGGTGATTCTGGCGTAACCGATGATTGACCATCTTGTGTGCCTTTTGGTATATCAATTCTAATAACTGACATCGAATCACGCCCTTTCTAGTTTAATTATGATTTGATCTATCGTGTTGTTTTGATATGTAGCGTTTGCGCTTGTTACATATACATCACGAGTAAATCCAAATGTATCTCCTGTATCAGTATCTAAATTTGTTTTTGTTTGTTGTAATATATATTTCACATTGTTAGTAGCTGTTGTAGCATCAACCTCGTGTTGTAATAACAGGTCGGCTATGTTCCCAGTAAAGTTTACTACAATCGTACATTGCCAAGTCCTACGGTTAATAGATACTTTTTGTTCAATGTCATCTGTATTACTATTTGGTCTTGTTTCTTTTCCCATAGTTGGGGTATATTCAACAACATCTAATTGATAATCGGTTGTTGTATCAAATGATGTATCACTTTCTAGTCCAAAATATAACTTTGTTTCATTACCAAAATAACCTTTTTTGACCGATGTAAGGTTAAATACTAACGCAAAAATTTGATACCATTGGTTATTGTATTTAAACTTATTTACTTTCTCTGGTGATTTAGTCTTAAATGTGTACTTATAATCGCCATCTACAAAGGTTAATTCGTTTTTAATTGTATCTAGTGTTTCTAATACTGCTTGATATTGTGAATTAGTATCATCAAATTCAATCTCTAATACATTTGTTACGCTATCATATGCTCTATCTATCTTAATCGCTACATAGAACTCACGTTCCATATCATCACGATCATTCTTTGTTACAAAAGGAATCTCAATATTTTGTATATCAACAAAAGGGACTACCTCTACCGATTGAAAATCTAAATAGTCATCACTCTTGCTTATTACCTCAAAGTTATATGATTGCTTTTGATTAGGGTGAAACTGAAATACATAATTACCACTAAACGTAACACCTTGTGTATTCTCATTTAACTTTGCTAATAATAAATCAAACGTTCTTTTATCTACCGATTGGAACACCACTAACACCTCTATTCTCGTTGCCTCTATGGCTATCTAATGAACCTTGTGCCATCATTCTATTTCTCGCTCGTAACGTTCTTTTATTCGCTGACATAATTAAATTCTTTTCATTTGCAGTAGCGTTGTTAATAAGGAAGTCAAGACCATTTACAGTATCATTTCTAATATAACCAGCATTAACATCAATAAATTGTCCACTTCGATAATGAGTGAACCCATATTCTTGATATATTGCGTGTGGTACGCTATTACCATCATATGTAATTGAGTAGGCTCTTTGGGTTTCACCAAATCTTACACCATCACGATATAACTCACCTTTATCGAAAGGTACGTTAGCACGAACAACAACTTTAATATCTGCCATTGTAAGATTGCCTATCATGATACTCTCAACGTATAAATGTAATCTGGTTTCCCTCTTCTTGCATTTTTATCTTTAGTTTTAACCATAGTTGTTATTTCATCAATGCTTAACTTTTGCCCTAATATATCAATCATTTGTTCTTGTTGATAATTAAGTTGTGTATCAGTTTCTAAATATTGATAACCATTTCCCATAGGTTGCCCTATTTCTTCGGTTATGTTATTAGTCTTCTTTTGCATACACCAAAAACGTACGTTCTTATCGTTGGGTAAAATTAGATAGGCTGGTATAGTATATTTCATATCTCTACGCTTACGAACACTCACGCAATATCTTCCTCATTATATTGTAGTTCTGCAACAATCCATAACCCACCGTTGCGTAACTCTTGTTTCACGTTTTGAGGATATAACGCTTCATTCTCATACTCTGCCAAATCTAACCCACTAATAATCGCACCACGAACATACTCGATAATCGCTTGTCTAATTACATTTTGATAAGTTGTACTTTCATCGCTACTATTGATCAAATATTGTAAGCCTAACTTTTGTTCTTTCTTTTTAACTCCAGCATACGCACTATACATAGCACGATATGTTTTTCTCGATAGTTGTGCTAGGTGTAAATCATACTTATCGCCAAACGTATCTTTTAAGTCTGGTTCTTCAATCTCACTATAATTAAGTAAGTCATCAACTTCTAATACATATTCATTGTTTACTAATTTCATTATGCCACCTCGTTTTATAAAATAAAGGGCAGGGCATTCAACCCCACCCTATTTTAGGTTACTATATTATAAGTTTTCTGTTGCTGAAGCATCATGGATTTTCAAGATTGCTCTCGAAGGATTTGTAAGTTTGAATCCACTTACGATTTCAACTTCTGCTACGACACCATTGTATCGAGGCATACCATCCCAAATTCCCATAACATTTACTGAAGTAACGATTGATAATGCATCATGGTCATAAACGATAAACTCTAATGCATCACTAGCGCCAACCCAAGTAATATCAGCAGTTGTACCATTGATATTTGTTAAGTCGCCAGCAGCATCTTCAAGACTTTCATATTCTAATACGTTAAGTCCTGCGATTTTACCAACAAAAGCATCTCTAACAACTTGGTTGTCAATTTGAACTGAACGTTGGAACTCATCACTTTTCAATAACTTACCATAAGTTGCTGGTGATACAATAATAGTATCTGGATTTGCTTTCAACGCTCTTAACGCTTGTCTAGCATCAACGATAGTATCATAAATATCATTTGCAGCGGTTAAAGTTGTTACATTACTTGCAACTCTAATTCCATCAGCATCAACAATAGCACTTGCTGCATCAAGATTCCAAGCAGCCTTAACTTCTTGTAAACCAGTTTCTAATTCACTTGCTGCAATAGGATAAGCAACTGAAGCAACTGTTGCACCATAAATTTTTCTTGCTCTATTGTATTGCTTGTTCAAACTAATTGTGATAATGCTATCTGCTACTACTGTTTCATTGAAATCAGCACCAGGAACTGTTGATGTTACTGTACCAGTACCAGGTTTGTGAACCATAATTTGACCTGCTGGACCAATTTGATATTTATCTGTAAAAGATAAACCAGGTTGGAATACGTTACCAGCAAATAAGTTAGGCTCTACTAACGGTGAAAACTTGTCATCTACTGTATGTCCAGAAGATGCTGGATATAATAAATTTGCCATTTTTTAACTCTCCTTTTATTTTTTATAATATTTTTCATATAGTGGGTTTTTAGCCATATATTTCTCGACTTCATCTCCACCATGAGGTTCTTTGTTATTATTTGGATCAGTTTGTCCAATAACAATGCCACCTTTTGATTTGAATATTGGGTACTTCTTAACTACTTCTGCAAGGTTGTTTGGATCGTTATTCGCAAGTTTTAAAGCGTCCTCTAAATACTCATTCTTGATACCTAACTCACTTGCTTTCAATTTGCTTTCATATTCATTGAGTTTACTTTGCCATTCCGTTTCTTTTTGTTTATAAGATTCAAGTTGTTCATTTAACTTGTCTTGCTCGGTTTTTTGGCTTTCAGTATACTCTTTGAATTGTTTTAACCCATCAGCATCAAACAAATTAACACCGTACTCTTTTGAGAGTTCTCTTAATAGTTCTTTGCGACTAGGTTCTTTTGTTTCTTCCACCGTTTCAACTGGTGTTTCTACTTTCGGTTCTTGTGTAGGTTCAACAGTTGGTTCTACTTTAGGTGTATTTTCTTCCATTTTTATTCTCTCCTTTTTAAGTCTGTATGACTATATACCGAGTTAGGCACTCGTTAGCCTTTATATAATACTCGCTATTAAGCGATAATTCCTAGTTGTGAAAGTTGATCTAACGATACAAGGCTACTTAATAATGATTGACCGTTTTTAGGACTACTTGCCATTGTTAAATTCTTAATTCTACTAATCGATATTGCTGGTAACTTACCTTGTGATAACTCTGCAAAGGTAGGTAGTTTCGCTTCAACTTTAAATTCCCCTTGTGGGCGTACAATTTGACTGTCTGGTACTTGTCTATCTTCTGGTAATGGTAGTTTACCTACCTTTTGAAATTTGACACCAGCACGCCTTAAGAATCGCCATACCCATTTACCTTTACTTGATGCTGCGATAAGATTATCAAATAATTCACCACGTTTAGGATATTTGTATATAGAGCCATTATGAAACCGAATATATAAATCACCATCTACTTCTTTAGCACCACTTACATTACTAGATAACACCCATTCAAATCCATTACTCTCTAACTTCTTGATTGAGTCTTGCGATGGTAATATACGTTGATACTTTCTTATCTCTGGTAGTTTAGCCATTTATCTCTTCAATCTCTTCTTCGGTATTTTCAACTTTTTCTGGCTCTAAATCTGGTTGTTCTTGTTCACCTTGTAACTCAACAATATCAACACCTTCTTCAACCATCAATAGGTTGGTATCAATATTCTCTGCTTGTAAGGCACTTAATTCTGCTTGTGAGATACTATCTATACCGTTCTCTAACTTGATTCTAGCACTCAACGCTAATTGCTCTCGTGGTGTTAAATCATCGTGAACATATTTAACTGAACTCAATACATCCCATGAGATTCCTAAACCAGCCGTTGTTTCATCAGTTCTATCACGTTTAGTTTTTAAGATATAATCTTTAAACGTAACAATAATATCAAAGTCATCTATATTTCCTACATCATATTCTCCATCTTCGTTCTCACGCATATCTTTTGTCATCATGCGTAACTCTAATGTAGTTTTTAAAAAGTCTTCTAGGAACTCTGTCCATAACTCAATTTTCTTATTTCTAGTTCTAATAGATACTTTCTCACGTTCTTGTTGGCTTTCAGCACTTGCATCTATACTCTCTAACCCAGTCAATCCTACTGTCAACGGACTTAACCCAGAGTTATTAAGTATCTGTGTAACCCATATCTTATATGATTCAACGTGTTTCTCTGTTCGTAAATCACCTTGTGAATATTGTATCTTCTGTTTCTCTGCATTATCACTTGAACTATCATCGTATAGTATATGGTCTTTCTTAAACCCATCTGGATAACTGTATTTACCAGTAGTTAAGTTTTTAAGCATTAACTCTTCTGGGAAGTATCTCATAAGTTTACTATCTCTATGCTCTTGAATCCATGTAGAAACAATTTCATCTACTGCATCGAACGCTCCATATGATCCAGCAAAATCACTCTCACCAAGCATACTATATCTAAACTCACTATTAGGTAACTTGTTCGGTTTATATAAACTTAATCGTTTCATGTACCCTTTGAATTGAACTTTACTATAATCTTTAGTTTGTTCTAACTCTTTAAGTGATACATCAACCCAAGTATTTATCTCGGTTGTTCCTTCTTTTCTTGTCGCTAGTTTACATAACTTATAATCAATATAAGCACCGACATCTTTTTCAACACCGTATATTTGACTTAATCGATATGTTTCTTTTTCCTTCTCGTAATAGGTATAGAATATATCTTCAAGTATTCTACCACTCTCAATACGACTTGTATAGTTCTCTGGTTGCCACATTTCGATAATTGGGTAGTCTGTAAGCAACGGATTCCAACTTAACTTCCAAGATACACCACCACTCCAAGATTCCGTTTCAATTGATTTAGCAAGTAAGTTTGATTTGAACTTGTTATCTTTTAATATCTCATCTAACTCTTCTTGTAAATCAACCTCATTCCCACCTTCAACCTTTATCTCATAACCGTTACCAGTTATTAAGTCTGCCATTTTCTCGCAAATAAGTTGTGGGAAACCACTATGGATTCTTCTTATCGTTTGTGAACTACCAGCCCAAAAATAGTTTAGGCTTTCGCTTTCACCTTTTCTTACAAACTTCGGTGCTTCTTTTTTATAGAAGTAAGCAATATCCTGCTCTATACCACTATACCAAACGCTATTCTCTAATAAACGCCTAGTCATTTGTTTATCGTTAAAGTTGTTTCCCATTGTAACTAATAAAGGGTTATATTGCATCTCATTGCCAACTCCTTTCCCATATTTCTCTATTCTTTTATCTATCGCTTTGTTAATCCATGTTGCTGGGTTGATTGCTTTAAGTAGTTTCATTCTCACCACCCTATCATCATTTTTTTAGTATATGGTGCTTGTCCGTATTCTACACTATCTACTCTATCTTTGTGTTCATGTTTGTTAAAATCTCGTATATCAGTTTTTGACTTGTCGCTATAAAATGCTTTGGTAAAACTCTCATAGATAGGTTCAGTTCTTTTTGTGAATAATAAGCGCCCTTGATCTAACTGTGTAACGCCCCAGTCTACTCGCTCTTTTATCGTAAACTTTTGTGCCATATAACAACGTAAACCATAATGTAGTTTTAACCTACTATCCATTGTTAATCTCATTATCTTTGCAGCACTATCTATAAAATCACCTTTGATATACATTGAGTATCTTGTGTAGTATGGTGTGAACCACTTAACAAACTTATCCCATATTTCATCATGGTTAGCATTATTAAACTCTATAAAGTCTATTACGATATGATGTTTGTAATTGTGTGTAAACAAATTCAATGTGATTACATTGTTATCTGTACCACCAACATCATGCCCTAATGTCATTATCTGTATCCCATGTTGATTTAGGAATTTCATATCGTGTTCATTTTCCGTTAGTAAATCGAGATGTATAATGTTTTTCTCTCTTGACATATAGTTAGCGTATATAACACCTTCACGAATACCACGAATACCTAATATCTTTGTCATCCATTGGTATGAACCTTTAGGCGTGTTCTCTATTAACTTCCTACGGTCATTTTGTGTCATTGTAGGGTTGTCATCAAAATTAAAGAAGTAATATACAAAGTCTTCACTCGGTTCACTACGTTCTAATTCTTTCATTGTTTCCATTGGTACTTGATACTCATATTTCTTTGGTGGTCTACCCTTGTTTAAATGGTTAGTATAAACAGGTGTATCTGGATCACCACCGTTACTTGTCGCATATAAGAATCCACCATTACGGAACACACGAATAAATAACTCACCGATAAACTCATCATCGGCAATGTTAATCTCTTCTATGTTGAACCCATGTATGGTAAGCCCTAATATATCACTCCAACGTTTCTTGTTGTCGTAACCAGCAAGGTATATGATTTTATTCTTTTTGAACCCTTGCATATCTATAATAATCTTTGCTCCACCTTCACCAGCCTTTGTGTATTGGCATATAGGTCGAAACAAATTATAGAATGAATCTTCGTTCTGTATATACATCTTTTCTAGAACTGGTAAACTCTTACCACCTAGAAAGAACTGTGTGTGTTCGTTTGGTGTTTCCATAATTCTTAATATAAACGCTATACCAAATATGAATGACTTACTAGAGTTTGTTACACCCTCACCGAATATAACTTGGTGTCGGTCTTTTATTAAATCTCTATGTTTCTCTAATATAACTGCTTGATCTAATGTCATAGTTTTTCTATGAACTTACCTAACAACTCTCCAAAGCCATTTGCATTTACATTGTTTGTTACTTCTTGCTTGTCTGTATAACCGTATTGTTTCATAACGAATATAGTTCCAGAGTTACCTTTTTCTATTGATGTTTCTTCTAGTCCCATCATGATTCTATCTCTTGCTTTTTTTATTATGTGGAAATACTCATCTTTTTTATCGTAGTTATATATCGTGTGTCTATCCACGTTTGTGTAATAGGCAAGCCCTGCAATGGTAGGGTGTTTCTTCTCTGTCTTACAATACTCAAAGTATGTGTCTACATCTTTTTGTAACAGTTCTGGTGTTTCCCAAATTCTAGGTCTACCTCCAGCCATATCAATGCACCTTCTTCTTGCGTTTCTTACTTGATAGTTGGTCTTTCCATTTAACATACTCATCATATTGATCTTGTTTCTCTAACCCTGTTTGTGCCATGATAGTTTGTTCTGCTTTATCTATGTATTCTTGGTCTATTAGTTTATATAGTGTTCTATAATATTTTCTAGCCCATTTTTTAACATGGTTTAATCGTTTAGGGTATCTTAACATTGCAACTAGATATTTCTTGAATAATGCCATTTGTCCTTTGATAATTAGGTATTTAACTGCATCATCTATTTCTTTTTGTTCTAATACACTTTGGAACGCATATATCTTATTCACTACAAACCCATCAATACTTTGGTTAAATGCATATGCAGCGTTGTCAGCACGAACTGTTGAATCATCTCTCCATTGCCATAGGTATGTAATATCTTTAGATAGATATACTTGTTCTTTCTCATTTGCGTAACATTGGCATTGTGTATTGAACCCAACATCTTCATTCGCTCTTGTATCGTTAAATCTAATATTGTTTTTATCTAAAAACTCTCTACGGTACATTTTCCCATGCATCCATACCATATCGTTTTCCATTATTTTAATTGTGTGGTCTTTCTTCTCTTGTGCAAAATCACAACTTACCATTGCGACTGTATCTTCTTTTAGTGGTAGGTGTTGGTAGTATAACGCTAACGATGTAAAATATGTATCATCAGCATCCATGAATGATATAAATGGTTCTTCTGTATTGTCTATACCATACTGTCTTGCTACTCCTGGTCCACCGTTTTCTTCCATATAGAAGATATCTAGATCAACGTTTCTTTCTTTTAAATAATCATATGATCCTTCTTCTTCTCCATCTACTACTAGATATACTTTGTAATCACTTGCTTTTTGCATCTCAATACTTGATAACGTTTGTTGAATTGTGTCATGTGCCTTATATACTGGCATAATTACTGCTATTTCTTTCATTTTATCTCTCCTCATTTTTGCACCGAGTGTGTGCATTATCTTGTGTTTGGTACACAATAAAACCTAATCAAATACTATATAACCTAAATCTACTAACTCTTGATACTCTTGTTCGAATCCTGCTACACCTATTTTAATAGCCCATATAGTTAGACTTGATAAATCGTATAGCGTTCTTTGCATTATTGTTCTATCTATTTCTATTTCATTTAAACCTAATTGGATCATTTTTTCTTCTGTTGCTGTATTTGGATTGAATGGGTTAGTTGTTGTAAATCCATTGTAGTTTAATTCTTCTAACTCAAACAAAAAATGCACATTAACTACTTCACCTTGCGTAAAATCTTTGA